TCCCAGGACGAAGAACGAGGCCCCTCGAAGATCCCGTGTTTTTCCGTATTTAGTTCGATAAAGCAGATGACTTTCACGATCCGGCGCTTTTGCAAAATCGACCGCCTTGATTTTGATGCTGTTGAGAAATTTGACGATGGCTTGCGAGTCGCCTTTTTTGGCGAGCTTCATCAGCCGCCAACCAACCGACTTCTTTTCCGCATCCTTCACGATTTGAAGCTCGTCGATGTCCTTGAACAGCTTTCGAAGGTCATTCTCAACCGCTCGATTCCCTGACTTGCGTTGCTCGTTAAAGCTTTCGCTCGACGGCTCACCGCCAAAAGGAGGAGTCAATTTCACGCAATCTTTGACCACGTTCGAAGCCACGCGACGGACGATCTTTGGGACGTCTTTCTTGAGCCCCGCAAGCTCATTAAGCGAACGCTGAAAGCTCGTCGTGTCCATCTTGGCTCGCGTCGAGATCACGTCAGCTCCTTGTATTGATACCAAGCCCCAACCCCGTCAGGATCTTTGGTGATGGCCGGTCCCACGCGATACACCACGCCGCCGATGGTTGCCTCATCTCCAATCCCTGGAGCCGTGCCTGCATTCGTCCTGAGATAGAACCGCCCTGCGTAGCCAACCAAAAACCCTCCAGGCTCAAGCGCCTCGGTCTTAGCCTCCACGTCGAGCAAGCAAGGCATGGCAGTCCCGCCCGCCGTCACCGTGGAAGCCGTTCCAAACTCGGTCTCCATGGTTTCGATGTCGCTACTTAAAATGCTGGTGTCGGTAAATGCCATGCGTCTTTAGAAAGGCGGGACAGGCCCTTGCGAACCTGCCCCGTTGAATGAACAACAAACGATATGAACCCACCAAATTAGGTCATGGTCACGAGGCACGCTTTATCCGGTGCCCAGTATCCGACGTTGCCGGTCCAGCTCGCACTGTATTTGTGCGCCTTGTTGTCAAACTCGTAGTCTGAGCCCTCGGCGAGAACGTCGAGAGTCAACGGCACTTCGGTCTGAACAATGAAAGGACGGATCAGACCGCCATCCACGAACACCGCAAACTTGTCGGTCCACGAAGCGTTCAACCGCGCATTCGGAACGACGGTGTATTTAAGCCCGTTTGCGACCAGAGGGTTCGTCATGCCCTGCGCCATGCTCACGCCGCTAACAGCGGTTTGGGCCACAGCCCAAAGCGTAGTCGGAACCATGATCACAAAGCTTGTGAGGCTCTGATTGATCGGTTGACCTTCAGAATCCACAAACCCGTAGATCTGCTGCACCCCTGCTTGAATTGAAAGCGCCATTTCGCCGACGCTCGGAGCAGTCACAGAGCCGTGAGCCCCGGTCGTGTCGCCAACTGGCAACGCCGAAATATCCACGTCGATTGTGTTGTCGTTGGTGCTCGATCCGTAGCTGTGCGTGGAGCTGAAAAACGTGGTCGTTGCGCCGGTGTAGGCGTATCCGTAAGTCGAAGCCGCGCCAGCCGCGATGTAGTCCGAGAGCAACTTCTCCTTGTGCCGTGCAGCGCCCTGAGCAAGGCTCGCAATCCGCGCTCGGATCTGATCAGTCTTATCGCGCCGCAAGTCCTTGGTGGCGATCGCAAGCGTCGCTTCCCAATCCTTGTTCGTAATGGTCATGGAGCGCTGGGCAAGCTGCTTCGCTTGGCGTCCACCGATCCACTCGCGAGGCATCGGAACGTTGGTTAAACCTGCGTAGGTTTCAACGTCCTGATCGCTGCCAAACTCGGCGGCGATGCTGCCCGACCAAGATTTGACGGCCTCAAGTTCCTCAAAGAACAAGCCTTTGACGGCCCGAGAACCTAATGTGGTAAACTGTTGTTGTGCTGGCATATAGTGTTTCTCCTTGGCTTAGTTGTTAGCCGTCGGTGTTAGTTGAGATTCTGAATGATCTCGTTGATCTTGGCCGTCACGTCGGCAAAGTTGTTCGCAATTTCAGACTGCGAAAACGTTCCACCGATCGCCTGAACGGTGTTGTTTGCCGTGCCGCCAGAACTGTCGGTCAACACGGTGATTGCGCTGGTCGAATAGGTCCGCTGCGCGTCGAATTTGACGAGCGCAACACCAGAACTCACAAACCGCGCCACGGTGCCGATGCGTGTGTTTGTGCTGCGCGTCAGAGTGAACGTGTTGGAGTCGCTGGCGTAAACCGCCTTACCAATGTCGGTAACAGCGACGCTTCCAACCGCAAGTTCGATGAAGCCAGACCGGATCACGTTGACGTTGACGCCGCCATCGGATGCGGTGCCGACCGCCTTGGCGCTGGCGAAGCCTGCAAACAGGTCACCGGCAACAAGCTGCCGAGCGTAGCCGCTGGTCATACCAACGGTGTCGCCTCGATAGATGGTGGATGACGCCTTAACTGGAAGGTCGCCAAATTCTCCGTATTCGTATTTTCGCTGCGCGTCTGCGCTTAGAGCTGCCATAAATTATTTCCTTGGGTGTTGGGGTTGACTGGCTAGTTACTTGATTTGACCGTTTGCCTCGGCACGCTTGAAAGCCGCGTAGCTCTTGAACGTGATGAACTCGGCTCGGATGTTTTCGCTCGCGTCCCACTGGCCTTGGTAGTCGTCCGCAGCGGGAGTGTTCTTATTCTCGTTGCCCTCGGTATCCGGCTTGTTTGGTGCGAGCCCAGATTGACCGGCCTTCGCGATCGCAGCGGAAACCGCTTTTGCGGAGATCTGCACTGCCTCGGCATTCGCCTTTTCAACGGCCTGCTTCACGATTGCGTCGGCGTCTATCTTCGGCATGTTCGCAAAGCTCGATTCCAGCGACTTCACCTTGGCCGAAAGACCGGAAACGGTGTCGGACAACGAGCTCAACTCGGCGTCCGCCTTTTTGCCTCCCGTGATCCGCGCCTCTAAATCTTCGAAGCTGGAAATTCCAAGCTTCGCCGCCTGCTCATCAGTGATCTTAATCATAGCCGTTGTATCAGTTTTCCTAATAGTCAGAAGCCCAGAAAGGCTCTTAGTTGTCAACTATATATTTATGCCGTCCTAGATAGCGCTTGCTCCATTGTGCAAACGCCATCGACTAAACCCATCTCGAAAGCTCGCTTACCGATCCACACGTCTCCGGATGAAACGGCCTCTATATCTAGCGACGGACGCCCAGCTTGAACCGCGTCCTTGAACATGCCGAAAAGCTGCATCACACGCCCTTGCAAGCTATCCATTTGTTTCGGTGTGAGCGGTCCCGCGCCTGGCGCTTTGAGTTCGCTTGAACGGATCACGATCGGATCAACGCCTTGATTTTTCATCGCTCGCGTGTCGTCCATAACTTGCATGACGACGCCGATCGAACCCACGGTTGCGGCCTCGGAGCAGTAGAGCGCATCACATTGCGAACCGATCCAGTAGGCCGCGCTCGCCGCCATACCGTCAGCGTAGCCGATGATTGGCTTGGGTGATGTCTCGCGTGCGGTGCGAACCTTCGACGCGAATTCAGGCACGCCCGAGACGGCCCCGCCTGGTGAGTCGATCTTGAACATGATAGACCGCACCGCATCACTCGCCAGCGCATCGGAAAATTGACGGTCGATTGCCTCAATCGACGCCCCGCCGCTAATGTCCGAAAATAGGTTTGCCTTCTTGGTGATCACGCCTGAGATCGGAATAATTGCCGTGGAGCCGATCATCTCGCATTTCATCGGCTCTCGCTTCATCCCCTTGTCGGCCCCTGGAGCTGCCCAAGGCTCGCCGTGCTCCATCGCGTGCTCAATCACGGCGCACACCAGCGCCATTTTCGCGGGATCAATAATCCAAGGCTCGTTAAAGACCGCCGCGACCACTCGTTTCAAGTCCCTCATTCCTCATCCTCCTCCATTGGCGCGCCATTCGCGGGTGCTTTTTTGCCTGCCTTGTCCTCGGTGGTGTCCTCACCCATAGAATCCTCGCTTGCGCTCTCCGCTGCCTCTTGGACGGCCTTTGCCTGCATCCCGGCGACGGTAGCCGCGTTGATAGTGATCGCCTCCACCGGCACGCCAAAGCGCTCGGACAGTTGAAGCGCGTGCTGATACTCTCGCGCCTTCTGCTCCTGGATCTCGTAGACGTCCTCCCCGACCTGCTCGCAAATGTCCTGACCGGATTTCAATCCGGCATTCCACTCGTTCAAGTCCGCCGTGCTTTCGCGCTGCGCGTCAATGCTCGCCATGACCGGCCTCTTGAACGAAAACCGCATCCATTCCGAGTTGAACGGGATTCGGCCGGCATTCATCTCGACGTTAACCCACCATGCAAACAAAGGCCCAAGCAATCGGCTCTCAACAATCCCCATCGTGTGCTTGAAGTTGCGATCCGCCAGCTTGGTTGTCATGCGGACGGACGGCCCAGCAAGGCCCGACATGTTCCACACGAATTCATACGGCAACCCGAGAGAGATTGAGATCTGCCTAACGATCATCTCGCACATTTGAAACCAACCGTTGCCCGGTCGCTCAGACTTCAACGCCTCCAACTGGTCGCCGTGCATCTGGTATTTGATTGCCGCGTCGCCGATGTTCTCGGTCGATACCACGCTCCCGTTGCTGTTGGTGTCAGACCCAAGCAGGGGATTGAACTCTTCCGGGCGCCCAAGTGAATTGCGAATGATCAACGCGATTTTCGAAGCCGTTTTCTGCGCTGCCTTTTCCGCTTCGAAGGTTTCCTCAAAGTCGAAGATGTTGTGAATTGCGGCCGCAAAATGAGTCACGCCGCGAACCGAGTCAACGCGGTCGGTGTCGAACACGTGCAAGACCGAAGTTGCAGGAATGATCCGAGGATTTTTGAATGACCCATATTGCGTCCGCTCACACACGTGGTAAGCAATCGCCCTCCCGGCGTCGTCGTGGGCAATCCCGCCGATGCGCTTGTCGTCGTCCACGTTCATCCCGCTGACGTTTGCCGTAACTCGATCAGCCTCAATCAGGTCAACGACTGGCAAGCCTTCGACGGTCATCTTCTCAACCAACAAATCCCCGTCGCGCACCATGGATTTCACGGCGAGCTGAACAAGCGTCTTGAGATCGTGTTGGCCTCTGGCGTGGCATTGGCTCATCCAAAGCTTGGACGCTTCGTTGGTCTCGTCGTTCCACGCCTCATCCGAGGTTGCCCATTTAGGAGCGCATGATCCAACCGTATAGTGAGAATACGAACGAAGGATCGAGCGCCCGATGCCGTGAATTTGGCAAAGCGTTCGTGCTGCCGAGATCATGTTCTCTCGGACGCCTAGATCCAGCGTGTAGTCCTGTGAGCCTTGAACCTTCGCCCGAGTCTTACGAAGCCGCGATCCAGTCATGTCCTGCCACTGGCCAGTCAACGCGAACATGCTTGCCTTGCGCCGGTAGCGGTTGAGCGTATGCCCCAAACTCTTGATGGCAGATAGCACGCTCATTCGAAGTCCGCGTAGGTTGTGGACGGCACAGTTGCGCCACGAAGTTTCTGCGCGAAGTAAACCTCCCGAAGCTCGCCAAGGATGGTGTTGAGATCCGCCCTAGTATAGGAGATCCCGGCCCTAGATACGCTCTGATTCCCTGTAAGAATAGCCGTTCTAGCGGTCTCAAGCTGCGTCCGTAATGCGGTCAACTCCGCATCCGTCAGCGTTGTGTATATGCCTAAAAGCGCCGCCATTAGGTTGCCTGATACAACCTATTGCCAGCGATGTCAAACTATTAGGCGCCCTAATCCTATCCCAAAGCCTTCGACCGATCGGGCTCGCGGGTCCATGCGTAGAGATAATCCGCCACCCGCTTGCGCTGCGGAATGCCGATTTGCTCAAGCTCGCGAATGCACACGCGCAACCTGTCCACAACCTCTCCTTCCAAGGTTTGGCTTCCGATGGTTTCGGTGGTCGTCTCCGTTGGTGTGTTGGTCGTCATAATCATACCAGATTTCCCGCGTCACAAACTACCAGTTGCATCAATTCACAGTCCGC